AGGAAGCCCGCCACGCTTCTCTTTTTCGGTTGCCCATAAGAACCGGCTGTGGGCGGCCGGCGTGTACAGCGCCCCCTCCAGGCTCTACTACAGCGCCAATACGGACCCTGAGGACTGGACTGGGGCTGGATCAGGGTCCATCGACATAGACCCGAACGATGGGGACATCATCACCGGGCTTGTCAGCCACAAGGACGAGCTTTGGGTATTCAAGGGGCCGAACAAGGGGTCCATTCACCGGATCACCGGCTCGAGCCCTACAGGGTCGGATGCCTTCGCGCGCAAGAACTTCGTCGTGGGGTTGGGCGCCTGCTGGCATAACGCCATCTTCCGGTTTGCCGACGACATCGGGTTTGTGAGCCAGTACGGCTCGGTCCACAGCCTCTCGGCGACCGCGGCCTACGGCGACTTCTTTGAAGCGAGTCTTTCGCGGCCGATCAACAACGGCTGGATCAAGCAAAGCCTCAACTACAACAGGCTTCGCAATGTTCAGGCCGTGACGGACCCCCTTTCCGGGCTCGTCTACATCACCGGCTCATGGGAAGGGGCCACGTCGAACAATCGCGTGATCGTGATGGATTTCAGGAACGCGCCGCACACGATCCGATGGTCGAAGGCGAAGTCCTATGCAGCCGCGAGTCTCGGTCTATTTGTAGACACGAGCGGCCTACGTCGTGTTCTAGCCGGTGGTAATGACGGCTTCCTCCGAAGGCTCAATATCGCCGACAGGTCCATCGACAGCACGACCGGCCTTGCCTACAAGGTCACGACCCCGTTTCTGACCTACGGCGACCCGCTCGTCATGAAAACGCTAGAGCAGGGATCGGTCGGAATTGCTCCGAAGGGAGACTTCGACTTCACCTTCGGATGGCAGCGCGACACCAACACGCAGCAGACGTTGACGCTCACGCAAAGCGGGGGGGACGTGCTGGGGCCTGCGTCGGCTAACCAGTTCACGCTCGGCGACGGTGCGGGCTCTGGGTCGGTCCTTGGCGGCTCGCAATTCGCTGACCTCTACCACGAGTACAACGAGCAGGGCGGGGAAATGCGGGCGGTTCAGTACCAGTTCACGGATTCTGTCAATTTTCAGGACCTGGAGATCCATTCCTTTACCTCGCGCGTCCACGTCGACGCCGTGAGCACGGAGAACTGACGTGGCATTGGCAAGGGTGAAGACCTGGAGTTCCGGAGAGATCCTCCTGGCAAGCGAATTAAACGCAGAATTTGATTCGATCCTCAACAACGCCCGCGACCTGATCTCCCCCCTCACGGCTTCGCTCGACCTGAACGGGGTGGAGCTGATCCTTGATGCCGATGCCGACACGAGTATCACGGCCGACACGGACGATCAGATCGACTACCGCGTTGGCGGCTCGGACATCTTCGCGATGATCGCCACTGAGTTCCGCATGGGCGGAACCAATTACGCGCAGCACGACAGCATCGTGATCGCGCAGCAAGTCTTTTCGTGAGGCGCTATGGCTACGTTTAGCAAGGTACGGCTTTCAGGTGGGACGAATGGAAGGAACATCAAGGTAGTAGCGACCGCCACCCTCGGGACGACGATTCATACCGCGCACGCGACGGCCCTGGACGAAGTGTGGCTGTGGGCGGTTAACTCGGACACGACGGACAGAAAACTCACGATCGAGTTCGGGGGTGTCACATCGCCAGATGATCTGATTGAGATGACGATCCCAGCAGAGGGCGGGCTGGTACTCGTCATCCCAGGAATGCTTGTGACCGGATCGGTTGTAGTCACGGCGTTTGCCGCTACGGCCAACGTCGTACTCGTCAACGGCTACGTCAACAGGATCACCTGATGCCAGTTCCTCGAATCCCGGGCAGCGGAGCTTACGCCAGGGCGTTTCCTACTGGGACGCTGATGCTCTTTCAGCAGACGGCGGCACCAACTGGTTGGACGAAGCAGACGACGCATAACGACAAAGCGCTGCGAGTGGTTTCCGGCACTGCCTCAAGTGGCGGAGCGACGGCGTTTACGAGCGTGTTCAACGCTGCAGGCGGCAGCACGACTCTTACCACTTCGCACCTACCGGCGAGCGGGTTGAGCATTCCTGCGTTGACCATCCCTGCCCTGACCGTAAACATCAATAACTCTGATACCACTACCGGGGGCGGAGGAATTGCAGGGGCAGCTGCTGCAAATAATGCCACCCTGGCAAGCGCAACCGTAGCTTCGTCCACCGGCACCGGCACCACCGGCAACATGGGAACGGGTGGCGGGCATACGCATGTCACCCCAGACATACATTATGTCGATGTCATTATCGCGAGCAAGCAGTGATGGCGAAGGACACTTTTTGCCCACTGCTCAAAAAAGCCTGCATCGAATCTCGGTGCAAGTGGTGGGTCCACATCCGCGGCAAGCACCCGCAGAAAGAGGGGGAGATTGACTTCCCGGACTGCGCGATCAAGTGGCTCCCGGTCCTGCTGATCGAGAACGCGCAGATGGAGCGCCAAACAGGGGCTGCGGTGGAGAGTTTCAGGAACGAAAGCGTGAAGCAATACAAGGCCCTCACGGGCGGTCTGCGAGCCGTGGCGAACGAGGCCAAGAAGCGGCGGATGCTAGGAAGCTGAATGAACATCACGATAAGACATGACGATGGCTTAGTTACTGTCGATGGGGTTTCTCGGGTGGTGATGCTCGGTGATCTACCTTCCGAGATCGCAACCGTCCAATTCGACACGGATAGCGGCAGCGGGTTGGTCAGGTTTGATGCCGATCAATCTAGGCAGGATGTCTCGATCACCAGCTTCAGACCTTACCAAGCGTACCTTGACCGCTGGCACGAGGCGGCACCGGAACAGCTTAGGGTGGTTGAATTACTCGCCAAGCGTAAGGCGGCTCTGGAGGCGCTAGACGATCTGAGACTAGCCGAAGCGATTCTTGACAAGCTCGCCCCACAGGCGGTTAAGGACTACGACGCGGCGTTGAAAGCATGATCGCCACAGCGCACGTAGAGCAGCGTCCCGCCAAATCAAGAGCGCAGATATTGCGTGATTCCGTAGAAATACGGCTCGCAGTCAATGATGCCGGTCCGCTAATCGCGGAAATCCTAAAAGGAAATGGCATCGAACTACCGCACGCGAATTGGGACGCCGTATTCCCTCACTGGTTGCTAGCGACTCACTTGGAAGAGGCAATCGGCTGCTGCCAAGTACTCGTCTCAAAGCCGGTCGGCTACGTCGAGTTCCTGTTCGTAAGACCGGATGCGCCGTTCAAGCTGCGCGCGATTGCGATCCGAAAGCTGATCATTCAGAGCATGGCGACGCTCTATCACGGGGGATGCCAGTACGTCGGGGGAGTCGTTGGACAGGAGAACAAGAAATTCGCGGACGTGATCCGCAAGCTCAATTTCGTTCGGACTTTCCCGGCTGATCTATATATCAAGAGGCTTACGTGAGCGGGATTACCAACGCGATCTTCGGGAGTGGCGAGAGCACGACTAACGTCACTACGGCGCCAGCCAGTCCGGAAGAACTTGAGCTAATCAAATTAAATACTGCGCTTGCCCAGCGCCAGTTACAAAATCTTGACGCCCTAGCGCCATTCCAGAAGGAACTCATCGAACTTTCTCTCGCGGACATGCGGCGGCAGGGCGCCGAGTCAAGCGCGTTCGATGCTGCAGTAAGTCCGGATGAGCAGGCCGCATTCGCGAGGGAGGAGTTCGACCGAGCCCGTAAGCTCGGCCCGATTCAGGACCAACTGCTGCAGGCGCAACTCGACGCGATGCAGGGGAAGATTTCCCCGGAGCAGCAGCAGGCGATGGAAGCGGCGATTCAGGCCGGATCAGGAGACATCGACCGCGCAACCTCCGAGGGGATCGGGCTTATCTCGGACGAGCTTGCCAACTCCCGGGGGCTGCGTCTTACCGACACGCCGATTCTGCGAGAGGCGACCATGCTCGCCGAGTCTGGCATGGAGCAGAAAAAGAGCCTGTCGCAAAACATCCGTGCTCAGGGAATGTTCCAGTTCCCGCAACTGTCGAGCGGGATCGCGATGGGGCAGCAGAACTTGGCCGAGGCCACGAAAGCATTTCAGGCTGATCTGAGACAGCGTGCATTTCAGAACCGCATGGCGCTTACCGGGCAGGCATCGCAATCCGGGATCGGCCTCACCTCTATCGGTAGCGGGGTAGGCGCGAGCCAGGCGTCGACTCTCGCAGGAACGAGGGGCCGGACGCAGACCGGATTCGACCCGGCTTCGATTATTACGTCCTACGGGAACCTTGCCCGTGGGATAGGCATGGCCGCAGCGGGGAAGTAATGACAACTCTCTACGACGACCCGTTCCTGTCGCTTCCTTCTGAGGGGAGCATTTTGGAGAAGCCAAGCTCAGGGATCGGCATGGCGCCGAAGCCGAGCATGAACGACTCCCTGCGCGATGAGTATTCGAAGATGTCTCGCGGGCAGGAAATCTTCGCGCGGATCGGCGAATTCGGGGCCGGCGTAACAGGCGCATCGTCCCCCATGCAGGCGCGGCTCAAGGCGAAGCGCGAGGACAAGCTACTGCAGATGGAGGAATTGAAAGGTTCATGGGAAGCGCTAGAACACGGCACGAAGCTGCTGGAGGGATTGCAGGGCGAGGAACGCACCAAGTTTGCGGAGTCCTACGGCGCACGTCTTGAAGGAGTGCAGGCCGGGCTGGGGGCGACGTTCAAGGCACTATCCGCGAAACCGGACCTTGCGAAGCAGCTTTCGGTTTTTGGTGACAAGAGCCCGACGATCAAGAGGGCGCTGCAGGCCGATCCGACCGGCAAGACGGCGTTCAAGCTCCTGTCCTCCATTGACGCCCAGAAAACCATTCAGTCGGAGATGGACGCTGGGCAAATGCCGGTGCTGCTCAGGAAGGGGCAGACCTTCCTCATGGGCTGGCAGCAGCTCGTCCCGCCTGAAATGGCGGAGGGCATCACGAAGGACGGCCGGGTTACTGCTTCCGAGCTGATCCGTGCGAACGAGTGGATCAAGGCGAACAAGCCAGATGTGGCGAAGTCGCTGGCGATCACCGACGACGAGTTAGAGATCGTGAATCGAAACTCGGAAGCGTTCTACGGCTCGCTCGGGATTCTCTCGCCGAAGGACGAGGGCGAGGTCACCAAGGACAAGGCGAAGAAGGAAGGCGCCGCCCCTCCGCAGCGGACCATCAAGCGCGGAGCGGAGGACGTGAACCAGGAGTGGAAAGACGGGAAGTGGGCTGACGCCGGCAAGGGGCCGCGATTCAAGCCGGAGGACAACAAGCTCACGGACGAGGTGAAGTCCAAGGTCGCGGCGATCCTGTTGAAGGTGCTCGGGGGTGAGCAGCCGACTACGGATGAGCGGTCTTTCCTGGACGAAGTAGCCCGGACGAAACCGCTGGACGCCGTGATCCGCGATGCGCTCGGCCGTGCTACGCCGCAACCATCACCATCCCCACAGTCCGATCAGGACGTCGAAAAGCGGTTCAAGGCGGACCCGGAGATGAAGGGCCGCAGTCTCGGCGCCAAGACGGCCAAGGGCTACGAGGTAAAGGATGGGGCCGGGAAGCTTGTCGGCTACTACAAGTGACATGGGCTTCACCCCAATCAAAGAGGAAGGTTTCACCCCCGCAGAGGAAGGCGGCTTTACGCCCGTAGAACCGTCCCTGCCGGCCCGCATGGCGAGGAAGGTAGTTGGGGACTACGAGGCTGCCGGGAGCGTCCTGAGCGGCCTTGTAGCGGCCCCTGTGGCCGGGATTGCAGGGTTAGGGGCTTCTGTCATCCCGGGCGTCAAGGCGGGTGACGTTGTGAACAAGGTGCAGGCGGGGCTGACCTACGAACCTCGGACCAAGGCCGGCCAGGAAACGCTCGAAAACG